CAAACCGAACAAGATCTTGTTGACCTCTTGCTGATCCTGCCATTGGATGTTCGTATTCTAGGAATTGAATATGCTGAAAAGGATTTTACCGGGCGTTATGAAGGTAGCGAGCGTGGTATCGAGCTTGTGTTTAATGGTCGAGATCACTCGTTTAGTAGCAGCAGCCTGCGCAAACGTGTGGCGGCGGCCGAAACATTCAAGGCCCTAAAAGATGGAACCGCTTAAAGCACCACCAACTTTAAAAGTTTACACTGTGATTAAACAGTCAGGGCTGACCATGAGCTATGTGTATGTTTCAGCCCAAAGCAGTATAAATTACGGTCCTGGGTTTTACGGGACCAGGCACGAAGCTGAACAAGCTCGTACTTTTGAATTGCTCAAAGACACAACTAGCCCCAAACCACAGTATCATGTGTTTGAGCTAGATGTTCCTAATCCGGTATACGAAGAATGATATTATATGTTAACGGTTGCAGCCACACAGCGGCTGCTGAGGCAGTGGTGCCTTATTGTTTTGCTGAAGATGATCCTGAGCTGTATCATCTGGGCCGTAGGCCGCATCCTATGAATGTCATGGCCAGTTGGGCCATGGAACTAGGACGTCAGACTCACCTGGAAGTTTACATGGACGCTGAAAGCGCCAGCAGCAACGATCGTATTGATCGTACCACTCGTGCCTGGATTGAAAATAATCTAGAAAAAGCCAAACAATCTTTTATGATACTGCAATGGACTTCTTGGGAACGGGAAGAATGGTTGCACGACAGCGGACAATACTACCAAGTCAATGCGTCAGGTATTGACCATGTACCACCGGAGTGGCAGGATCGATATCGCCGATACATCGTGGGTGTTGATTGGCAGCAAAAAACTCAAGCTGCGCATGACAAAATTTGGGCTTTGCACCAGTATCTCAATGATTTAAGAGTACCGCATTTGTTTTTCAATGGTACAAGTACGTTCAGCGACCTACCAAACGAACAACGCAAGAATTGGGAAAACTGTTACATTAATCCCTACGATCGAGATCAAAGTTATTACAACTATTGTTTGAGTTGTGGGTTTCGTGAAAAAACTCACGGATTTTACCATTTAGGTGCTGATGCTCATAGCTTTTGGGCTGATTATGTGTTACAATACATGCTCAACCATCAGATGCTAGACACTGCACAACTATGAAATACCTACTGATTGATACAGCCAACATGTTTTTCCGTGCCCGGCACTCAGCACACCGTGCCAGCGACACATGGACCAAACTAGGCTTTGCCCTGCATGTTACCATAATGGCCGCCAACAAAGTGGCCAAGCGTTTTCAAGCAGATCACGTGGTGTTCGCACTGGAAGGTCGAAGCTGGCGCAAGGACTACTACAAGCCCTACAAAGCAAACCGTGCTGTGGCACGTGGGGCAATGACTGAAACAGAAGCAGAAGAAGATAAACTGTTTTGGGAAACCTATGATGAACTGACTAAATACTTGTCTACAAAAACAAATTGTAGCGTTATCCGTTGTGCCACTGCCGAAGCAGATGATATCATAGCACGTTGGATTGCACTACACCCCCAAGATGAACACACAATTGTAAGCTCAGACACTGATTTTGTGCAGTTGTTGGCCGCCAACGTCAATCAATACAATGGTATCTCAGATGAACTTTTAACCTTGGAGGGCATATTCGATGCTAAAGGTAACCACGTCAATGATAAGAAAACTAAACAGCCAAAAACGATCCCGGATCCAGCCTGGTTGCTATTTGAGAAGTGTATGCGTGGCGACACCTCAGACAACGTATTCAGTGCGTATCCTGGAGTACGTGAGAAAGGCACAAAGAATAAAGTTGGTCTCCGTGAGGCCTTTGCAGATCGCGGCAAAAAAGGCTATTCTTGGAACAACATGATGTTGCAACGTTGGACCGATCACAACGGAGAAGAGCACAAAGTACTCGATGATTACGAGCGCAACGTAACGTTGATTGATCTTACTGCACAACCGCAAGACATTAAGGATACAGTAGATGCTGCTATTCGAGAACAAGTAAGCCACAAAGATGTGGGCATGGTAGGTGCACACTTTCTCAAGTTCTGCGGCAAATACGAACTAATCAAACTCAGCGAGCACGCCGATGCTATTGGCCGCTGGCTGAACCAAACATATCAAGGAGTGTTAAATGATTATAGCAAAACCAGTGATAGACAAACAGTACTGGATTCTTAAAGAAGACAATCAAAAAATTGGCAACATTCAGGCCAGTGCAGACGGGTACCAAGTAACCATGTACAATCAGGTTGCTAGTTATAAAACCATCCCGATGTTGCGGCGACAAGCAAATATTGAGTTTGCTCCTGCTGAACGTAAAACCAAGACAACCAACGATATTGTACATGGCTACGAAACTGGCTGTCGAGCACACAACGGAATGTGGAACGTGCAAATGAAAATACCATTGTTTACTAAACAAGCCAAATCTAAATCATGGTTTGCTGCTGGTTGGTATGCGGTGAAACAACACAAGTCCTGGAAACATGTGCGTAATCCTAAACTAATTTTGTTAGAACGCTACAACTACCAAGGCCCATTTCACTCAAAGGAACAAGCAAATGAATCCATTTAGAGATCAAGAAAAGTTTATGCGGGCCTGCGACCAAACAGTCGACGGGTTCAACCAAGAACAGTTCAACCTATATCTTAACCTAATGGAAGAAGAATGGAAAGAACTGCGTGTTGCTATAGACAATAACGATAATGTAGAAACACTAGATGCACTATTAGACTTTATTGTTGTTACAGTTGGTGCTATTCATAGTGCCGGCATGGACGGCGAAGGTGCTTGGAAAGAAGTTATGAAAACTAACTTTGCTAAAATTGATCGAGAAACTGGCAAGGTTCGCAAGCGTGAAGATGGCAAAGTTTTAAAACCCGTGGGTTGGACTCCGCCTGATTTGACTCCGCACCTGCACAAAAATGATCCTTACTTGCAAACAAAATGAGCTTGCACATAAACCGATTTGTTGACGCTATCAAAGCCGCAGAGAGTCGCAATCAACGCGATTTCACAATGAGTATGCGAGATGCTAAAGATCTGCATGCTGATATTACTAAATTATTGTTGGCTCTTCAACAAACACATGAGTCGACGTCGAAAAGTCAGGTTGTAGAAGTGGTTGTGTCAGGCGGAACTTTTAAATCTACATAGTTTATTCGATAAATAATCTGCGGAGAAAACAATGTCACGACCCAAGCCCACAGTGCTGATCGAGCACACTGACAAACATACTTACAAGACCGAGCAAGTGCTGGCCTCTGAAGGTGTGTGGGCGGTATTCTACAACAACAAACCCATTAACTTGAAAACCTCTAACATGCTGGTCCAGTATCCTGGGCCCAAGTATAAAAAGGTAAGCTTCTCCAATCCTGGTCACGCCAAGAACTTGGCCAAGAAACTCAACTCCCAGTTTCGCACTGACAAGTTCACTGTAGTGCTGCTGACCCAGGGTACCCAAGTGTACCCCAATGACCGATAAGCAAGAGTTTACTCTTCGGGTGTTAACACAACTGCCTGCTGGGCACAGCTGGGATATTAACTCTGCAATGACCCATTGGTGGAAAGATGTTAGACCCAATTCAGGACTAAGACTCAGCACACAAGGTCACGAAATTTTACAAGATTTAAAAATTGAGAGTTGGGAATTCAAGATGCCTAGCGGAACACCAGCTAGGCCACAACATCTAGTGGTATTAAATCGATGTGTCACAAGACCTTACTATCTTAATATTGGTAAAAACGTCAACATCACTTTTTATGGCAGCAAAGAAGCCACAATGTTTTCCCTGTATGGCGACATTGATCGATTTGTTAACGCATTAAAAACTCTTAACTAACTGCTGAGCTTTATTTCTAAATTGCTTGCAGTAATATCTTGATCCACTTGAGTACTTAATAAGTAGGTTTATGTACTGGAACAATCCTATAATCAAAGCCACGGTCAATGGTGGTGTTGACCCTGTTGTGACTGCACAGCATCAAGGACAGCATTGTTTGTTTTATGCCCCAGACATGCCTTTGTCTCGCATGGTTAAACTGGTCACCCTTCAGGAAACCTGCGATCTAGCCAATCAGTACATAGAAAACTTCGATACTGTTAAAGAACCTGGCAATCTTGACAAGATCGCTAACGCAGTGCGAATCAATCAATTTGTACATAGTCTTAGAACACAAGGCAACTTCAAACCAATATTGTTGTATTATACTGGCACTTGGACAATGGATTGTGGCACAGGAGGTAGTCGCTTAATGGCTGCCGAATGTATTCCCGAATTGCAAAGTTTTCCTGTTTTTATTAGTACTCACAGCAAATACAAAGATCAGTTACGTGACCTAGAAGAAATTGTTTCGCTAAAACAATTTGCCACACACTGCAAAGCCAGCGAACATACACAGTTTTATTTTAGATTAACTGCTCCAGAAGCTGACTATGGCATTAACTGGTACGAAGCAGCGTTAGAAACTACATCAGTGCCCAGCAATGATCAATGTCTAGTGTGGTTACGGAACTATATCAATCGGCAACCTGCTGGGTTTTGTTTTACACCTGAATGGTTTAATCAGCTGATTGATTGGACTACTGTAGGCCACCAAGCAGCAAAATCTTGAGGCCATTGTTGCTGCATGTTCTTCAATAGTTGTTGATTGTGCACAGCCGCACGTTGGCAACGTTGTTGTAATTCTTCAAAATTTTTCAATTTCATTGAACTCACTGTTTCTACTCCTTCAAAGATAAAATCCACCGTTTTATCGCCGTAGGCCGCAGTTCTATTTTCAATCATGTTATCATAGCGATGTGGAACAAGGTCTTGCAGTGTGTCAAACCCCAAGCTGTGAAGATAGGCCACAGTGTGTTTACCAGAATACACAATCCACGGCACAGGCAAGCACAGAGTTCTGAATATTTTTTCACTCAAGGCCACTGTGGTATCTGAACTGTAGGTTTCTGCTACAACGTTCATCCACGCTGATACATGCGAAGTTTCGTGATCAAGGGTGTGGTTTCTAAAAGGCAACTGTTTGAGAAGATCTTGATAGGTATCATTGTACACATTGTGGTAGTTTGAATCTAACAATTCCCATTGCCGTTTAAAATTATCCACCAACCCCTGAGGAGTTTGGTTGTCCCCATCCCAGGCCCAACAATTAAAATTAACATAATCCAGCGCAGACGCTTCTGGCATTCTGCGACACCTGTGCCACAGTTCTAAAAAGAGAAACATGCGTTTGACATCTATTCGGTTTATGCTGAAATTAAATCGTCTCTCAGGACACCACTGGATTTGTTGTGGTTCATGCCAATATATACCAAAGAAGCTGGACGGCAACGGACACAATTTATACTGTGTTGGTGCGTTAATTTGGTTGTCTGTGATTACCACAGTTTCAGAATCAAACCAATAAGGCAACGCAGTGGAATAATCATTGGTGCAAGTAGAAAAATCATCTACTAGGCATACCACAACGGTTTTACCATTGCGGCGCCACACTTTGTTGCTGTCATTGACAGATTGATATCCTAGTGCAATTAAATTGCTGCGAAAAAAATCCATGAGTGCATTTTCGTGCCAAATGCAACGACTTTTTTCAAAGATTTCTCCGCGGTAAATGTTGTGATACAGATCAGTCATGCTAGTAATTATTGGTACAAAATGGTTGACCAAATAATCCCGATCGGTTATACTGTAATTGTAGTAGTTGATAACCCAAGCGAAAGGAGCCCGAGATGGCAGAAGTCAAACTTTCCGGACTGTATAAAGTCACAGTGACAGAATACGATTGCGGTGCTCAACGTGTTGACCCCGGCGACACTCGCTTCTACACCACACTGGAAGAAGCCCGGGCCTACAAGGCACACTGGGAAACAGGCGGTAGTCGTGAGTGCTATTGGCGGGCCACAATCGAAACTGTAGCATAAAAACAACACTTTTTACCCCCAAAAAGTAGTACTTTTGTAGTACTACTTTTCATGTGTAAAACGGTTGACCGAAATTGCAAAATCGGTTATAATATACACATGAACACAAAAACAGTAGCCCGCAAAAAACGAGTGGATCGGACCCACATTGTTTACTTTATCCAAATTGGATTGGAGTACTACATTGGTATTACCGCTAAGACTCAGCGTACTATTAACATGTCTCTGCGTAGCCGTATCAACAAGCATATCTATCGCTCGCGTACTGAAGACAAGAGCTGGAACCTGTACGAAGCAATTCG